ATCCCGAGAAGTGGGATACGGGCGTTCTGGCACGGCTCCGCACGGGCATTGCCAAGGAATCGCAGGCGCTGGCCTACACACCGTCGGCCACACAGATGAACCTGTGGTTCTCGACCAGCCCGTTTGGACGGGTCGTCTCGCAACTGCGTCGATACAACCTGGGCGCGTGGAACTCCAAGGTGGAGCGGTGGTCGCAAGCCATCGCGCACGGCGACGCATCATCGACGTTGCTCTTTGTCGGTTCGGGGATCGGCGCGTCGGCGGCCTACGCCGTCCGCACCTACTACGAGTCGGCGGGCCGGAGCGACGCCAAGGATTACCGCAAGGAGCGGCTCACGACCAGGAACATGATCCTCGCCGGCTTCGGTCGGGCGTCGTGGTCATCCATGCTGCCGTCCGCCGTGGACACGGCGCTTCAAGCCGGCCAGCACGATCCGATCTTCGCCAACTTCCGCACCACGGGTCCGTCGTCGCTCATCGACTTCGACGCGGTTCCGGTTGTCGGCCAGATCAACCAGACTGTCCGCGCGGCGGGCGCGGCCTATCGGTCGGCGCTCGGCGTGTTCAGGAACGACGACGTACTCACCCAGGCGGACTTCAACGCCCTTGTGCGCGGGCTGGGCATCCCCAACGCCCTCAAACTCCATGACGGGCTCAAGCGGATTGTCGGATACGATTCGCTGCCGACGACGGAATACAAGCGATGATGCCTGTTGCCCCGCGCCTTGATGATTCGGTGACTCAGCCCGACGGGCTGCGGTTGATGATGCAGCGGATCGAGAAGTACCTTCGTGCCGTGGCCGTATGGGGAACAGCCCTTGAACTCAGGCTGATAAACGTGGAGGCGACGGCTGGAAGCGGCGGCGGTGGTGGAGGCGGAATCTCGATACCGAACTGGTTTGACCTTGGCGATTCGGAGGATGAGAGCAGCATTGTGTTCGACCTCGGGGATGCGACCGATTTTCAACTGACGATTGACCTTGGCGACGCCAGCAAGTATTCGTGAGAACAGACCATGCCCTCTACGCGCCTTCAACTCCGACGCGACATCGCCGCATCCGTAGCCGCGTTCACGCCTTCGCAGGGTGAACTGGTCTACCTCACCGACACGCAGCAAGTGCATATCGGCGACGGATCGACGGCGGGCGGTATCTCCGTGGTGAACATCAACGGCTTGACCGCCGAGGCCACGGTTGACGGCGCGGCCGATTACGTCGTCATGTACGACGCGAGCGCATCCGCCAACCGCAAGGTGCTCATCGACGATCTGCCGAGCGGTGGTGGTGGCGGGGCACCGACCAACGCCCAGTATCTCACGCTCGCCACGAACGGATCGCTCAGTGATGAGCGTGTAGCGACCGCCGGCACGGGCATCAGCCTGACCGACGCAGGCGCGGGCAGCACGCTCACCATTGCCATCAGCGACGCGGAACTTCTGGCGATCGCCGGGCTCACGTCGGCATCAGACCGTCTGCCATACTTCACGGGCTCGGGCACGGCGGCGCTGGCGACGTTCACGGCGGCGGGACGGGCGATCGTGGACGACGCGGACGCCAGCGCCCAGCGGACCACGCTCGGGCTCGGCACCATCGCCACGCAGGCGGCGTCCGCTGTCACCATCACGGGCGGCTCGATCACGGGGCTTACCGCCCTGAGCATCCTCGACACCAACGCCAGCCATTCGCTCGCCTTGCTCCCCGGAAGCGACCTGACGGCGAACCGCACGCTCACGCTGACCACGGGCGATGCCGACCGCACGCTCACCATTTCGGGCAACACCACACTCTCGGGCGGCACCCACAGCGGCACGAACACCGGCGACCAGACCATCACGCTCACGGGCGACGTGACGGGCACGGGCACCGGCTCGTTCGCGGCCACCATCGCCAACTCCGCCGTCACGCCTGCCAAGGCCTCGAACGCACTCAAAACCGGCACGATCAAGGCCCGTCTCGCCACGGTAAGCGACGTGGTGTATCTGCAAGCAGCCGTCAGCGGCACCATCACCAAGGCCACGATCACCGGGCACAGTTCCACCGGGCTCGCCACCAGCGGAAGCGCCGTCGTGGACGTGTGGAAGGACACGAACGCCAACTACCCGCCGACCGTGGCCGACACGATCACCGCTTCGGCCAAGCCCACGCTCAGCAGCGCCAACAAGTCCTCGGACTCAACCCTGACGGGATGGACCACCACCATCACGGCGGGCGACTGGCTGGCGTTCTCACTCGATTCGATGTCCTCGGTGGCCTACGTCGAAGTGCAACTGGAATACACGAGAACCTGAACATGGCCACCATCAACGTAAGAGGATTGTGTCCTGGCGGCAACCACCTGTTGCTCACCGTCACCACGTCCCGAGGGTCGCGTGATATCAACGTGGCGATGGCCGATCTGCGTGCGGCCTTGGATGAAACCGACGTGGAAAAACTCGTGATCTGGCAACTGGCCTCGATCATCCGCGAGAACCCCGGACGCACGCTCCCGCAACTCCGCAACATCGTTGAATCCGCCACCTTCAGAGAGTGATCCATCATGGCTGTAGATATGGGATTGAGTCTGGGCCTCGGGATGATGCTGCACGGCAGCGCAACCCAGGCTCTCGACGCCAACAACGACGGTGTAGGTGCCCTTTGGCGGATGCCCAAGACGGGCAACATCCGCTACATCCATGTGTTAGCAGGTACAAAAACCGGCACCGCACCAGATTATTACGTGGGGCTCGAAGGTGCTACCACCACTCGCGTGCCCGACGGCACGTACAAAAACTCCGGCAACGCCAAGGTCAACTGGAGCAATCCGACGGCGAGCACGCTGCACCGCATTGATCTTGGATCGGGCAACACCTGCCCTGTTACCAAGGGTGATCTGGTGTGGGCCACCATCCGGTACAACACAGGCACGATCGGGGCAAGCAACTTCATCAACATCCTTTATGCGTTGTTGGGCAACCTCCAAGGCATGGCTATCGCTGTCGGGCGTGCCCTTACGGCTGGCACATGGGACGCCGGCAGCAACTACGCCAATATGGCCCTCGAATACGACGACGGCACCGTCGTCGGTGTCTGCCGCTTGAGCACCAGCCACTCGTGGTCGTCGTCGAACAGCCCCAAGTTTCGCGGCACGCTCTGGACACCAGACCAGACGTGCGTGATCGACGCTATCCATCTCGTGGCACGCCTCAATGTCGGCACCGATTTCAAAGTGTACTTGATGGAAGGCACCAACGCGACACCGCTGGAAGAGTGGGCCGTGGACGATATCACAGACGGCAGCACGGCCAACCCCGCGATGTGGGAGTTCCCGCTCGAACGCACACTCAACGCTGGTACCGCCTACCGCTTCATGATCGAGCCCACCACCACTACTGCCTTTGCGGCTGTAAATCAGTCTACATTCTTTGACACCGCCACGATGCAGGCCATGGGCTTTGCGAGCAGCCTCAAGTACACGACCGCCACAGCCCTCGGCACGTATACCGATACCAATGCTTCGTTCTTGGGCGTCTTCCCTCGCATCCGCGAGGTCACCGCCAGCACCGGCGGCGTCAACTCGTTCGCCGTGTTCGGGTGATGCCCGCGGGCGATTTCCGGTATGGAAACATGGACAACGAACAGACCATTGCCGATCGCATCGACGACCTCTCCATCAAACTCCTCACCGATGGCATCGAGCGCGTCACCAAATCCAGGCGCAGGGTCATGGTCAGGCCGGACCCGCAGACGCTCCTGCGCATCATCCGCCAGATCAAATCGCACCCGCTCCCCAACGGCGACAAGTGCCGCGCCATCGTCCGCCTCCTCGATGTGGAGTTCGACAGCGTTCTCAAGAACGGCATGGAAATCATCAGCGGCCACAAAACTCGGCGCACCAGCCCGTCCGCCGCCATGATCTCATCCATGCAGTCATGGGCCGCCATCAGGCCACGCTTCGACAAGCACGCCACCACCGAGGCCGAGCGCCGCCGCGTCGATAACATCGAAGAGGCTTTCCGGGACGGATCGCTGACCACCCAAGTATGAACGTCCGCAAAACAAACCTCCTCGCCACATACGGCACGCGCCACTTCCTTTCCGACGCCGCCATGGCGCGATTCGAGCCACGCTACGCCAGCACCGAAACCTACATCCAGGGCCTTCAGGACGAGTTCTTCTTCTTCGTCTTTGAACTCTGGCGGGCCACCCGGCGCGACGATCCCGAAAAACGCTCACAACTCGGCTGGGTCGAGGAAGACGTGTGCCACTGGGTTCAGCACGGGCCACGGCTCCGCTACGTCCTCGCCCAACGGTTCTTCGGCAAAACCTCCATCATCACCTGCCCATTCGGCCTCTGGCGCGCCTTCAAGCGACCAGACCAGAAAACCCTCATCATCTCCAAGACCGGCCGCGCCAAGGCCCAGGAGTTCGTTACCCTCTCACGCAACTGGATCAGCAACGTCTTCTTCCTTCGCCACATGGACCCGCGCGACTCCGACACCCTCCGCGACTCCACCATGTACGGCTTCGACATCGCCGGCATGTCGTCGGACGACAAAGTGCCGTCCTTCAAGTCCACCGGCATCGACGGAGCCATCACCGGCTCCCGCGCCCACACCTGCCTCCCTGACGACATCGAAGACGGCGACAACGCCTCCAGCATCACCATGCGGGCGGCCGTCCACGAACGAACCCGCGAGTTCTCCACCGTCGCCCAATACCGCCTTCCCCACCAGGCCATCGACGAACCGGGCGGCGAAGTCGTCGGCTGCGGAACCTTCCACGACGAGGAATCCGTCTACCACCTCATGGCCGCCGACGGCTACGAGTTCCGCACCTGGCCCGCCCTCTACCCGGAGCCTGGCCAGGAGTTCCTCGGACTCGCCCCTTCCATCACCGAACGCCTCAACTCCGGCAAAAACAAACCCGGCGACATCCTCCTCGACTACCGCGTATCCCACAAGATGATCGCCGCCGAGCAGAAAAAAGGAGCCCGCTGGTTCGGACTCCAGATGCTCTGCCAGGCCAACATGCGGGAGTCCAACCGCTACCCGCTTCGCCTCTCCAACCTCATCGTCTTCGACTCACCGCACGACAAGGCCCCATCCACGCTCGCATGGGGCGAAGTCAACTCCAACCACCAATCAACCGCCATCCGCATGCGCGTCAACGGATGGCCAGGCGACACCCTCCACGAACCCGTCTACCACTCCCCGCCCTCAGAATGGAAGCCCTACCAGATCACCGCCGCCGCCATCGACCCCGGCGGTTCCGGCAAGTCCGAAACCATCGTCGCCATCGGCTCATCCCTCAACGGCTACATCCACGTCCACGAACTCAAAGCCTTCAAGGGCGGCGGCACTCCCCAGAACTTCGCCGCCATCGCCGAACTCCTCAAACATCACCGCGCCACATCCTGCACCATCGAAGGCAACCTCTTCGGTGCCAACGACCCCAACGCCAACCCGTGGGTCAACCTCCTCCAAGTCGAACTCAACCGCCTCGCCGACTCTTCCTCAGAAGCCGAAACACCATGGGGTTGCTCAGCGCTCGCCTCGTGGAACCTCAAGAAAAAAGAGGACCGCATCATCGCCGCCCTCGCCACCCTCATGGACTCCCACCGCCTCGTCGTCTGCCGCCGAGTTGCCGCCGACGAAGAACTCCAATACCAAATCTCACGCCTCACCAGCGTCAAAGGCGCCCTCGATAAAACCGACCGGGTAGACGCCCTCGCACAACTCGTCGTCGCCCTCTCCTCAACCACTTCCATCGACCCAGACTTCAACCCCAAACCCCTCTCCACAGCCGACCGCATCCGCCAACAACTCAACGACCTCCTCCAAACCTCTTCCTCCGAACCCAACTGGTGCCAGTTCTGAGAGCCACCACATGAACGACGACGCCCGCAAATCAGAAGCCCTCGACCACATCAGAGCCGCCCTCTTGGACGCAGGCTTCGATGCCGCAACAGTCATCGCTTCTTGGCAGACCGAACACGGCGAAACCAAATGCGTGTTCCGTGGCACCGGAAACTGGTATGCACGCCAAGGAATGCTTAGGCATATGCTCGCCATCTCCGACGAAAATGCCAGACTCGAAGAACGCAGGTCTTCAGACCTCCAGGAATAAAGGTTCAGGCCCCCTCCCGGGGAGCGTGCGCCGTTCACTTGGCACCGCCCTTCGTCTGCCGCCGTGCCAGTGCGTTCAGCACGGACCCGTAGCAGCGTGCGGCTTACTTGCGTGCGTGCGGCTTACTTGCGGCTTACTTGCTTCCCCACCGCGCCCTCACCGCTCGTCCCGGGGCGAGTATCGCGTCGAGTTCCCGAAGCCGCTTGGCGTCGGCCCGGAGCGATCCGAGTTGATCCGGAGTGAGCCCTTTGCTGCCTTGCAACGGGGCAAGGGTCAGGATGGCCTTGCATAGCACCTTACTCGCGTCCATCTCGGCCTCAGCCTGGCGCAGATCGGGGTTCACGCTACTCCCCGGGACGCCGTGAGCCCGCAGCCCGAAAATGTCGGCCACCGGCTTGTCTATGGCTTGGCTCAGCACCGGGCAAGGGTCGGCACGGTCGAGCGTGAGGAGCGCTCGCCAGACCAGGGACGACACCGACTCCCCTGCCAATCGCGCCGCGCGGGCCGGCCCATTGGTGCGTGCAAGAACGATCATTTCGTCAATCTCTGTTGCCGCGTCGGCAAGAGTCGGGACCGGCTTCACTTCGGTGGGGTTGGGAACAACTTGGAGCGCGTTGCGCTTCTGCCGCGTGCTAGCCTTGGCCATCGTAAAACCTCCTCTACATCCGGGCCGGGGGCGGGCCCGTCGGCGTAGAGGTACCGACGTGGCCCATCCCCCGCGAGCGCGCCGGTTGCGAGCCGGTCGCGCGACCCGTCCGACGAGTTTACCGCAAACCCGGACCGATCGCCACTCTCCCCCCAAGGCCACGCTTTTTCCGCCCCAGAATAGGGAAGATTCCTAGTCGGATACCCTCACGCAACTCAGCCTGGGAGTCGGCCAGGCCCCTCAACTCGAAGGTCCACGCCCGCGAGACTGGGGCTAAATCGGCAATCTTCGGCGCAATGGGGCGTCTTTGGGGTCGAAACGGGGCCTTATTGGGGCTTCGGTGCTTGGCGACCGTGTGGCGACGGTGACAGAACCCTCGCGATTCCCGGCGTTCACGGGGGTTTCGTCGCCGTCGCCAAGCAACCCGCACCCAAACCTGGCGGAAGCCCTGGCGGCGATGGAGGCGGGCGGGAATGCAATCGGTAAAAGCACTATCTACGACCACTTGACCGCGCTTGATGATCCAGTGTCCGGGTTGGCGTGCGCACGTGCTGGTTTCCGGCGCATCCGGAAATCCGGAAAATGGTGTGACTGTCAGAACACGCGAGAAACCACGGGGCAGAGTGAGGTAGTCCGGCTGTCCGGATGATCCGGAATCCGGACTGAGCGCCAGTCATGCGCGGGCCGCAACCCGCGGGGTATGGCAATCTTCGGCGTCGGGTTGGCGCTCTTGGGCTCCTCTCTTCACCACCCAGCCCAAATCCCGAGTTTTGGCCGGGGAATGTACGGGGGGCTCGATCTAATCACCCGCGCCAGCAGCCCCCCCAAGGCCCCCTGCTCCTGGGTCGCGGTAGGCTGTCACGCCGGCCCAAGCGACCGTGGCGACGGTGACAGATATACCGCGATTCCCGGCGTTTCCGCTATTTACGTCGCGGGCGTCCGTGGGCGTGTTCCCAAGGCGCTCACCGTCGCCCAAGGCGCTCACTCCCTCACCGTTGAGCATCTTGGGCGGATTCCCGTCGATTCCCGCTTGTTCGCCCCGCCGAGTTCAGCCGTGCGCCAGCGGGGCGTCTTTGGGGCCTTATTGGGGCATTAGCGGGGCATTAGCGGGGCGCCCTGGGCAGACGTACCGCGTTGAGGCTCGCTCGCAACTGCACAACGCAGATCGACGCAGATGAGACCATGATCGACGCAGTTCGACGCAGTTGAGACCAAGATCGACGCAGTTGAGACCAATGTCGCAAGTTGGCGCGCCGCCGTGGCCCGTTTCGGCGTCGATTGCTGCCGTGCTGTAGTTTTTACTGTCTGGCAGCAACTCGGTTAGGGGTATTGTGCAAGGGGAATCAAGCGGCTGGCTTACGTGTTAATGTGGGGTGTTTTTGGGGTGTGCTGTGTGTGGTTTGGTGGGGGTTTTGTGTAATGGTTGAGGGATGAGCGGGTTTGGGCAACCGCTTTTCGCGCGTTCGGCGAGTAGGGCCGCGGCCGTGGGAACGTGAACCAGCACACTCCGACCCGCGATCAACGCGGGGATACGTCCGGCTTCGATTTCATCCCGCAGCCACCGCGCCGGAACGCGAAGGCATCGGGCCGCCAAGTTCAGCGGTAACGGGTCCGATGGAAGTTGCTGTGCCATGCGAGAACGATAGCGCACGGTTCCCCAAACTACCCCAACCTAAGACCCAATCAATCCGCGATCTTCCCCGCGAGTTTTCGCCCCGCCGAGTTCAGCCGTGCCGCTCCGATCCAGCAGGTCGGGCGACACTGACCGCGTGGGCGAGGTTGGTGTCGGTGGGCGCGCACCCGCCCCGCCAATGACCATTTGGGGCGCTGCTCGATGGTGAGCGCCGGCATCCCTCATTGGCCGTGATCGGTGTACCTTGCCGATGAGGGTGGGTTAGCCTATTGGCCCTGCCCGCGATGCTGGGGATGGTGTCCCGAGCGGTTGGGCAGGGAGTGCCTCGGCTGGGGCCTGTTCCGTCGTGCTAAGTCCGGTGTCCCCGTGTGGTTGATCGCCCGGTGCCCTGAGGCTGGCCCGCGGGCTGGTTTGGTGGAGTGTAGCAGGTTGGTAGGCCGGGGCACGTCCTGGTCGTGTATCACTTTGAATCCCGCTTCACCCGGTAAGGCCCCGAGCGGGCCTTCTCAAGGGCGATCGGCTCTAAGCGTGGCGGCTCTCACTGGCAGGTAGTGTCGCAGTTTGAATCCGCGAATCTTTGACCGCTCGCCGCGCCCGCCCTACCAGCGGGTACACTCGGGGTATGCCAAAGCGGTCAAGCAAGCGAGAGGACGCGAACCAGACAGCACACCGCACGCTCATGGAGGCGATCGGGGAGAAGCCCAAGACGCCGCCCGTGCCCGAGCCGGACCCCGAGAAGAACCCGGCGGCGGTTGCGCTGGGGCGGCTGGGTGGGCTGAAGGGCGGGAAGGCGAGGGCGGAAAAACTCTCATCGAAACGGCGAACCCAGATCGCCAAAAAGGCTGCGGCCAAAAGGTGGGGCAAGAACTAGTTACGCGCGAGCCGAAGTCTGACTCCGCCGCCCTCCCATGTTGGCGATTCCGACGTCAAGAATGATCGTCAAAAAACAACCGAAAAGTATAACATCGCCTTGTTTTAGCATGATCGGTCAAGTATAATGTTCAATATGAATCGCCTCGATACCACCCAGCGCGTCCAGATCGTCCGGGCACTCGTGGAGGGCAACAGCCTTCGCTCGATCTCGCGGATGGTGGGTTGCTCGATCAACACCCTGACGAAGTTCGTCGCGGACTTCGGGCCGGTGTGCGAGGAATACCACGATCAGCACGTACGCGGCGTGAACGCGCAGCGCGTGCAGGCGGACGAGATTTGGGCGTTCTGCTACGCGAAGGACCGCAACCTCCCGGCGCACATGCGCGGCCAGCCCGGAGTAGGCAGCGTGTGGACCTGGACCGCGATCGACAGCGATTCCAAGTTGATGATTTCGTGGATGGTCGGGGACCGCGATGCGGAGTGTGCCGGTCGATTCATGCTCGATCTCTCCCGCCGACTGGACGGGCGTTGCCAACTCACCACCGACGGGCACGCGGTTTACGAGCGGACCGTGCAGGATGCGTTCGGCTGGCAAGTGGACTACGCGATGCTCGTGAAGCACTACGGCGCGTCGCGTGACACTGAGGCCCGCTACAGCCCGTGCGAGTGCATCGGCACGACCGTCGTGCGCATCAGTGGTCGGCCCGATGAGAAGCACATCAGCACGAGCCATGTCGAGCGGCAGAACTTGACGATGCGAATGGGCATGCGCCGATTCACGCGCTTGACCAACGGCTTCTCGAAAAAGCTCACCAACCACCGCGCGGCCGTGGCGATCCACTTCATGCACTACAACTTCTGCCGCATCCACAAGACGCTCCGCGTCACGCCCGCGATGGAGGCGGGTTTGGCGAATCACGTCTGGGAGATCGAAGAACTCGTGGCCTTGCTCCAGACCCGCGAGCGTGCCACCATCGGCACAGAGGCCAACAAGCGGGGTCCGTACCGCAAGGACGAGATTTCAAACTGAGACACTACCCACTGGCAGCGCCAGAAGCATGATGCGGGTGGCGCCAACTTGCCCGTTTTCTTGTCCGCAAACAACCTAAGACCGTTTATTTCCGTGGATTTGGCCACTTCTCTATCGGCGCCCATTGTCTACACAGCGGGCCACGGCAGGGCCTTTGGAATCAGGGCGGACCTTGTTCCTCAGATTTTGGACGTTTGAGACAAGCGGGCGAGCGAGGAGGCTGTCGGGGCACTGATAGGCGTGTGTACGGGTAGCAAACGACAGTAAACGGAGATGGATTTGTGGTGTGCGGGTGGATGTTGGCCGATATGGGTGTACCTTGGTGGTGTCGGCCAGCCGGACAGCAGGCTGGGGTAGCCCGAGAGGGCAGGAGACACACAGATGGCGAAGTGCAAGCGAATAACCGTAGCATTTTTGCGCAGGCACAAGGCTTGCAAACATCAAGTAGACCTGTTCGCCTCTGTTTTCCCTGATGGCGCGGACATCAGCCGAGACAATATCCTCATCGCATCGACAAAAGGCCTCGATATTGATCGGCTGGCGGACAGAATCTTGGAGGGCCCCGCCCTGGAGGAGTACCAGCGCGCGAAGGCATCCGCCTTGGCCGAGTACGAGCGCGTGACGACATCCGCCGACGCCGAGCACCGGCGCGTGACGGCCCCCGCCCTGGCGGAGCACCGGCGCGTGATGGCATCCGCCCTGGCGGAGTACCTGCGCGCGAAGGCCTCCGCCTTCGCGTCGTACCGGCGCGTGGCGACATCCGCCCTGGCGGCGTACGAGCGCTTGAGGGCATCCGCCGACGCCGAGTACCAGCGCGTGACGGCCCCCGCCTTCGCGGCGTACCGGCGCGTGACGACATCCGCCCTCGCCGAGTACCAGCGCGTGAAGGCCCTCGCCCTCGCGGATGCCTTGGGTTTGTAGCCCAGCCCCAGCCGCCGCCGCGGATGGTCGCGGTTATGGCAAAAGACGCGATTTACAAGCGGGAGTGAACATGTCAGAGACAGATAACCATGAGGCCGAAGATTTGAACCAACGGGCCGGCAGAATTTTGAAGGCATCCGCCGACGCGGAGTACGAGCGCGCGACGGCGTACGCGGCGGCAATGGAGGTCATCAAGGCCCGCTCCGCCACTGGCTTGGCTGCTGTCTATGGCAAGTGGCCTGGCGATGAAACCGAAGAGCAGATCATGGCGGCCTTGAAGGAACTTGACCTCGGCAAGCCTGCCGCGTGATGGTGTTCCTGCCTCGCCGCGCCCGTGGCGGCGGGGCTACCCGGCCACCCCCGAAAGCGGTTGGTGCGGGTTTCTGGCCCTAGCCGACTGAACCCTTACGCCGGTTCGGTCTCACCCTCACCCCACTCCACCAGGAGCCCCCGCATGATTGACACCCTCCCCAACGGCACCAAGTTTGAGTCCTTCGAGGAGCCCGAACTCGTCACCGAAACCCCCGACGAACTCGAAGGCCGCACAGCCCTGTGCAACAAACTCGCCCTCGCCGGCCAGACCAAACTCCTCGCCCCCAACCGCCGCCCCATCACCTTCCCCTTCCTCACGCGCGAGCAGGCGATCCTCTTCTCCTTCTTCTGCCCCCAGGCCACCCCCCTCGCCGACTACGACCTTTCCCCGATCCCCCTCCGCGTGCTCGAATACGCCGACCGCGCCATCTCCCAGGGCATCAACCACCTCACCGTCTGGCACCCCGCCGTCGTCCGTACCGACCCCATCCTCCTCGGCAACACGGGCACCTCCTTCCACTCCGCCTCCACCCGCGTCCTCATCGCCCGCTGGGGCGCCGAACTCGACGAGTGGCCCGCCCTTGTGGCCAAGTTCAAGACCGCCGCCACCGAACTCCTGGCCTCCACCATCGCCAAGGCCGAGGCCGACCTCGCCGGTCTCCGCGCCGGCGGCCTCGCCCACGTGATGGCTAACTCCTCCTCCTGGGACCACCGGTTCGCCCCCTCCTTCCGCCTCTGCTCCTGAGACTCCGCGTACGTTGTAGCCCAGCCCATAGGCTTAGCGGTTTTCCTGCCCCGCCGCGCCCGTGGCGGCGGGGCTACCCGGCCACCCGCGACAGCGGTTGGTGCGGGTTTCTGGCCCTAGCCGTTCACCAGTTCGCGCGGGTGGGCCGGTTTTCTTGGAGGTGGCGCATGAGCAAAGACTTCCGCAGAATACGCGATTTTCTCGATTGGATGTTGGAGTTGGAGGCTATACAGGATGACGGTACTTGGCTGATTCCGCCCTGCACGCCGCGTCCAGATTCTGCTGTGCAAGTGGCGCAGGCGCTTGAGCGTGTTTTCGCCTCCAGCGCTTCGGTGATTGTCGGCCCGTACCTACCGCCACCGAGCGGCCCAGTTGGGTACATCCGAGTAGTCAACTAGGAATACTGCCCTATTCGGCGCGAAAAAGCGGGATTGATGCTTGCCCTGTGGGCGGGGGTGTCGATACTCATGGTGCCTCACCTACCGCTGGGAGCGGGCCGGGAGCGCATTTGCGGTGGGAGCCGCACGGGAGCAACACATGAGCGCCGAATCGTGGCAGGAGTGCATCAGCCAGGAGCGGGCGTACACGCTCGGGTGGCGTGATGCGGTCGAGGGCAAGCCCGAGCGGTTCCCGCGCGAACCCTTCTACGCGATGGGGTACCGGGACGGGAAGCAGAAAACGTCGTCCATTTCGGACGGCCATAAAGGAAGCACATGAGCGACGAGAAGAAGAAGCAGGCGTCGCATGTCACCTTCGAGCGCATAACCGTAGCATTTTTGCGCAAGCACAAGGCGTGCGACGACCAAGTAGACCTGTTCGCCTCTGTTTTCCCTGGTGGCGCGGACATCAGCCGGGAAAACATCCTCCGCGCACAGGCGCACTACCTCGATATCGATTGGTTGGCTGAAAGAATCTTGAGGGCATCCGCTCTGGAGGAGTACCAGCGCGCGACGGCCCCCACCGACGCGGAGTACGAGCGCGTGATGGAATCCGCCCTCGCCGAGTTCCATCGCGTGATGGCATCCGCCCTGGCGGAGTACCGGCGCGCGAAGGCCCCCGCCCTGGCGGAGTACCGGCGCGCGAAGGCCCCCGCCCTGGCCGAGTACCTGCGCGTGACGGCATCCGCCTTCGCGGCATCCCCCGCCCTGGAGGAGTACCGGCGCGCGACGGCCCCCGCCTTCGCGGAGTACCGGCGCGCGACGGCCCCCGCCCTGGCCGAGTACAAGCGCGTGACGGCCCCAGCCTACGCGGAGTGCCATCGCGCGATGGCATCCGCCGACGCGGAGTACAAGCGCGTGAAGGCCCTCGCCCTCGCGGATGCCCTGGGTTTGTAGCCCAGCCCCAGCAGGAGATAGCAATGCGCAAGCGAATAACCGTAGCATTTCTGCGGAAGCACAAGGCCTGCAAACACCAAGTAGACCTTTTCGCCTCTGTTTTCCCTGATGAGGGGGCGGATATCAGCCGGGAAAACATCCTCACCGCCTCGACCAGCAATCTCAATATTGATTGGCTGGCTAGACGAATCTTGAAGGCATCCGCCCTCGCGGAGTACCGGCGCGTGACGACATCCGCCCGGGCGGAGTACCAGCGCGTGACGGCCCCAGCCCTGGCGGAGTACCAGCGCGTGACGGCCACCGCCCTGGCGGAGTACGAGCGCGTGAAGGCATCCGCCCTGGCGGAGCACCGGCGCGTGACGGCCCCCGCCTACGCAGAGTACCGGCGCGCGAAGGCATCCGCCCTGGCGGATGCCTTGGGTTTGTAGCCCAGCCCCAGCCCATAGGGCGGATTCGCAGCCGCCGCCATCGCCAGGATTAGGAGCCCACCATGAACCACGAACCGACCTGCACCTGCGCCCGTTGCCACTGGGCCCGCAAAGTGGCCGAAGAAAAACGATGGCTCGCCCAGTGTGTGCGCCGCTCGCCCGACGACCCCGGCACCGCACGCCTTCACGCCGCCGTGCGGGCCGCCGAGCCCGAGGAACCCGAACGCTTCGACGAATGCACCGGGCCGATGGAGGTGGAGCCGTGAAGTGCCCTCACTGTGGCAAGGAATGCGTCAGCGAAGCGATGGCCAAGCGGTACTCGCTGCTTGCCGATTCCGAACGGGGGCAGCGCGCGCTGTCGCTACTTCTTGAGCGACCGCGCGGGCTCACGGATGACGAAGTGGACGCCATCACCAAGTGGGGCCACCAGTCCACCACGCCCACGATGCGGGCGCTCCGCTTTGTCGGCCTCATCCGCGTCACCGCAGACACCCGCGCCACCCGCAGGGGCAAGTCCGCCCACGTCAATGTGCTGAGCAAAGCATGAAAACCATCCCCCACGAGCAAGGGTCGCCCGAGTGGCTTCACGCCCGCCTCGGCATCCCCACCGCCTCAGAACTCGCCAACGTCCTCACGCCCGAACTCGCCATCCGCAAGGGCGAAATGCCCATCACCTACGCCGCCCAGAAGGCCGCCGAACGCTGGCTTGGTCACGAACTCACACGGGGCGGGTCGTGGTCAATGGAGCAGGGCCAGATCGTCGAGCCAGAGGCCCGCGCATGGCTCGCTCTCCACCTTGCCCAAGATATCCGCACCGTCGGCCTGTGCCTCACCGACGACGGCAAATGCGGGGCCTCGCCTGACGGGATGCTCGATGACAAGTCGGGGCTAGAGATCAAGTGCCCGCAGCCAACGGCGCACGTCAAGTATCTTGCGGGCGGGGTGGTGCCCAAGGAATACATCATCCAGGTGCTGGCGGGAATGTGGGTGGCCGACGCGCCATGCTGGCGGTTCGTGTCGTGGTGCCGCGGGTTCCCGCCGCTCGTAGTGGTTGTCCCCCGTGTGGATGAGGAAATGGCACTAATCGAGGCAGGTTTTGCCCACGCGAATGGACTCATCGACAAGATGCATGGCATGATTGAGCGTGCCAACGGCGGGCGCGTTCGCACGCCCGAGCCCGAAGCGACCGACTTGCAGGAGATTTTCTGATGCTGCCGATCCCCGATCACCTCAAGAAGTACGACTGGTACGCGCCTCATCAGGCGTGGCTCGTGGAGATGGGCTACACGCCCAATCCTGCCGGAGCCGTCCCGAAACGTGCCGACCTGCGCGGTGCCAACCTGCGCTGTGCCGACCTGCGCGGTGCCGACCTGCGCGACGTGCCGATTGTGCCGAACATTGATTCGGCCATCCTCGCGGCGATCGAAAAAGCAGGCTGCTCGCTCGAAATGCGAAGTTGGCACACATGCGAGACAACGCATTGCCGAGCGGGCTGGGCCATCACGCTGGCCGGCGAAGCGGGCAAACTGCTTGAGGACCGGGTTGGCTCGTCGGTCGCCGGTGTCCTGATCTACGCCGCGTCTCGACCTGGTAAACCGATCCCGGACTTTTACACGACGAATGACGAAGCGCTGGCCGACCTGCGAGCCTGCGCCGCTGAGGAGAACGCCCAATGACCGACCTCGCCCCGATCGAACCCGCGCCGCTCGTGCGCCGCGACGACTCAGCCAACCCCATCCTCGCCATGCTCCACTCGCTCAGCGAAAAGGGCATCGGCAAAACCGACGTGGAGGCGCTGGAGAAGATCACCGAACTTTACATCAGCGTCGAGGACCGCAACGCCGAACGCGCTTTCGCGGACGCCTTCGCCCAACTCCAATCCGAACTCCGGCCCGTCAAGGCCTACCGCATCGTGCGCAACAAGGACGGCTCCGAACGCTACCGCTTCGCCGCCTACGAGGACGTGTGGCAGGAAGTCCAGCCCGTTCTCGCCCGTCACGGGTTCGGCGTGATGTTCACCTACCGCTACGACGGCAACCGCATCTTCGCCATCGGCACGCTTCGCCACCGTGGTGGCCATGCCGTCGTCACCGAGTACGGCAACCGCATCGGCGACGGCCCGCCGGGCAACTCGGCATCCCAGGTTGACGCCGGTGCCCGCACAATGGCCCAGCGCCTCTGCCTCTGTTCGATGCTCAATATCGCCACCGACAAGGACGTTGATGGTGACGCACGCGATCTGGGCAAGCGGATCAGCCAGGCCGAGGCCGACGCCATCGAGGCCCGCGTTCGCGCCGTCTACCCCGGCGACGAGGCCCAGGTCGCTCGCTTCCTCCGCTTCGCCGACGCCAACACCTTCGCGGATATCCTTGACGGCAAACTCGGCGTGATCGAATCTGAACTCGCCAAGCACGAGAAGAAAACCGCACTACCGGGGCCGTCCGAGACCCAGCCGCCTCCCACGGCTGCGAGCGCTCCGGCCCCGGTGGTGTCGGCTTGCCCAGAACCGCCATGCACGTTCGAGTCTGCCGGCGATTGGCGGGATGCCATGCTTGAGGCGATCGGCGACCGGCTGGGGCTGGACAAAGAGGGTGCCGCCGCCGTGTTCGATCGCTCGCTCAAGGCGGGCAAGTACGAGTCGTACCTGAGCGTGCCGCTCCCGAGCCGGGCCAAGGCCTGGGCGGCACTCCACGCCGGGAAGTTTGACCACCTGAAGGAGAGCAGCAAGTGAACAACATGACTTACCCCGTCCGCGTCCAGCATTTCATGCCCGGACCCGCAACTATCGTCGATAATAACAATCGCGGCATCGCCTCCGTCACCGACCCAGCCGACGCCGAGATCATCGCCGCCGCGCTCAACGAACGCGCCGCTGCCATGCCCGCCAAGCCCGCTTGGGTGTCCGCGCCCATCGGCCCGCACTACCGCCCGCCCATCAATCCCAACTGGCGCGAATGGGGCATCAACGATGAGATCGGCACGCGGAAACTGGCCTGTTTGGCTGAGCGTGTGGCGAGTACCGCAAACGCCCAAGCCGGTCGGGCGGCGCGAGCGATCGAGCCCGCGCCGACGAACCCAGCCGCCCGTCACAAGCGAGCGATGGAATACTCCATTGACGCGAAGTGCCTGCTGTCGGCGCTCATGCGGCTGATCGAGTTTGCCGACTACATCGACGAAGTCGAGTGCCGCGTGAAGGACACGGATGAACTGGCGTTGGCGGCGCGGCACTTCCAGCACGATTACGACGCGGGCACGCTGGCGCAGGCGATCGCCGACCACCGGAAACGGGACGCTGCGGACGAATACAACGACTACCCGCAGGAGTGACCCATGAGCATCTACGCCAGCCAGACATCCGTTAGTGTCGAAAAGTCCCGCGCTGAAATCGAGAGCACGCTGGCCCGCTACGGCGCTGAGCGTTTCGCCTACGCCACCGAGCCGGGCCGCGCCATGATCGGTTTCTGCATCACCGACCCGACAACGCGCACCATGCTCAATGTGCGGATGATCCTCCCGCTTCCCGCCAAGAGTGAAAAGCGGTTCACCCATCGCACGGTGTATCAGAAGTGGGTCGAGAACCCGCCCGAGATGGTGAACAAACTCTGGGAGCAGGCGTGTCGATCGACGTGGCGTGCCCTGGCGCTTGTCATCAAGGCAAAACTGGAAGCCTGCGCCAGCCGGATCAGCACCGTTGAACGCGAGTTCCTTGCCGACGTGCTTCTGCCGAGCGGCCAGACCACGGGCGAATGGCTCCGCCCTCAACTCAAGGAAATCAGCGAGCGCGGCGAGATGCCCCGCCTGTTGCTCACGTCCGCATCCTGAAAGGAACCCATGACCATCGACCCCGACGCCATCACAGGAGCCCAACCGTGATACCCAATGAATGCCCTGAGTGCGGTGCCAACATGCTGTATTCGCCGTGCTGCGGGAGGGCCGCCGCGTACACCTCGATCAATCAGACCGGCGCGCTGAAGGAACTCGACCTCATCAAGTCGCACCTTCGCCTGCTGCATGGATTGCAAGGCGACTTCGACGCGCCGTACGTGGTTGAGCGATTGGTGGAAAGGTACGACACGCTCGAACGCGAGAACCTCAAACTCCGCGAGGTGGCCGGTGGAGGCGCGGCTATGAGAACCAGAGACGCTCGCCCCTGGTGGTGGTGGATGAACCCCTGGCTGTACATCAAGCGGCGCGATGCCGCTCATGCAGCGATATCTGCGCGACATCCCGTTCTGAACAACTTCACGTTTACGCATAAGGAACTCAGCATGAAAGTCGCATTGAACGTTGTCGTCAGAAATGAAGTCGCCCGCGCGCCGTACCAGGCCCTGCGGACGCTGGGCAAGGATCTCACGCCCGAGGAGCGGGCCGAGTGCATCGCCCGCGAGCCGTACCAGGCCCTGCGGACGCTGGGCAAGGATCTCACGCCCGAGGAGCGGGCCGAGTGCATCGCCCGCGCGCCGTACCAGGCCCTGCGGACGCTGGGCAAGGACCTCACGCCCGAGGAACTTCGACACATCAAATCTCGCACCTGATCCCTCCCTTCACCCGCCGCATCGCCGGAAGGCGTTGCCGCGGATTTGGACCCACGCCCTGCCATCATCCCCTCTTTCCCCGCCGACCTGGAAGTGCTTCTGGGCGGCGGGGCATGGCGCTCCGCCAGGCGATGGCGGCCCGGGGCATGGCGCGCCGGCCAGAAAGGCGGGGACGAATCATGATTCCGGACCGACCGAAGTTGACGCAAACACAGATCATGGAGATCCAGGCCGGCGCGGATGCGTTACTGAAGCCCGGAGGCGGGGGCGTGGCCGTGTGGGTCCGCCGGGACGATCTCTATCCGCGCGTGGCCGTCCGGCTGAGCACCACCAAGCCTGGCGGGGAAGAGATCGACGCGGCCAAGATGGCCGCGATCCTGGCCACCCTGCGCATCGGCGTCGATCGCGTCACCCAGGCGATGGCCGACCAGATGGTCATCGAGCGCGACCTCTTTGCGTCGATGGTGGATGACGCTCGGAAGATCCTGGCCCCTCACTTCCAGACCGCGACGCGCGTGGTCCGCGGCGGAGGTGGATCATGAGCAGCGGCACGCGCCTCTCGCGTCAGTATGCCCGCCAGGTGGCCAGGGAGATCGGGCGGAGGGGATGCTGCTCCGTGCGCGATGCTGCCGCGCTTGGCCTTCGGAAGATGTGGGAATATCGCCGCATCCGACTGGCAAGGATCGCCAAAGCGAGGCGGGAGAACGGGGTGAGGGGGGAGGAGCCATGAACCTGCTCGTGCTCGCCATGGTGGCCATTGCCGAGGCGGTGGTGTACCAGAAGCGCTATCTCGCCACCAACGGCACGCCCGCGAGGGCCGGGGCGTGGACCTTCGCCGTCTGCGCCCTTCGCATTGTCTTCGTCGGGGTGGGCCTGGAATCACTCCAGTCCGGGGAGTCCAGGCTCGCGGTGTTCTGCGCGTATGCCGGGCCTGCTGCACTCATCACCGGCCTGGTTCGGTGGCTCGAAATCAGGAGAAAAGAATGAAGTGCCTCCAGCACCTGAAGGCCACCGAACTCGTGGAGGCGCTGTCGTGACCCGCGCCACCGTGATCCCGAAGCCGGTTGCTCCACCGCCGCCGCCAGTGCGGTTGGTCGTGGACGCGCGCCTGAACGGGCTGTCGGAACACGAGTTCCACGCGCTGGCCGACCTCACCACGCGGATCGACCAGGGCGGGGTGCCGTGCCGCGCGAACATGGACGAGTGGATTCGCATGGTCAAGACGGTGGCCGCGGCGTGCGAGCGGATGCACGCCGAGCGGGCCGTGCTGGCGATGCACATCGAGGACGACATGCGCGAGTTGGAGGGCATGGTGAAGAACGCCATCAAGAGGCTCGTGAGGACGGTGAACACATGAGGCGTTGGCGCACCGTCAAGGCGATCGACTTCGACGCGAAGGCGTGCGCGGTGTATCGCGCCAACTTTCCGAGTCGGAATGCCTTGCGAAAGGCGGTGGGGACGTGAGCACCGGACTCTTCGCCGAACCCGACGCGCCCGATGTGGTCGTGCCCCAGATCGCCGCCATCGCCCCGTGGTTTGGTAGCAAGCGGACGCTCTCCCCCCGCATCGTCGCGCTCATGCGGCCCCATCGCTGCTACTGGGAACCATTCGTGGGCGGCATCAGCGTCATCCTGCACAAGACGCCGTGCCCGATGGAGACCATCAACGACCTGCACGGCGAAGTGACCAACCTGGCCCGGGTGATCGCCCACCGCGAGATGTACCTGACCCTCTGTGACCGCCTGGTCTGCACGCTGATGAGCGAGCAACTGTACCGCGAAGCCGCCGAGCGATGGAAGACGCGGGGCCTGACTCCGGCCCCGGATGCCCCGGACCTGGAGCGGGCGTACGACTACTTCCTGTGCTCATGGCTGGGCCGCAACGGCTGCGCCGGCACACAGAGTTACAACCAGGGGTTCTGCGTGCGATACACCGCCAACGGTGGGCACGCGGCCAAGCGGTTCCGGTCGGCGGTGAACTCCATCCCTGACTGGCACGAGCGGCTGCGCAACGTGACGATCCTGAACCGCGACGGGTTCGAGTTGATCGGCCGCATTGAAGATGAGCCGAAAACCGTGATCTATCTGGACCCGCCCTACGTCGTCAAGGGGGCGAAGTACCAGCACGACTTCAAGCCCGAGGACCACGCGCGGCTGCGCGAGGCTGCGGGCCGCTTCAAGCGCGCCCAGGTCATCGTGTCGTACTACGACCACCCGAGCGTGCGCGAGTTGTACGACGGCTGGCGCTTCCACGACTGCATGACCACCAAGGCGTTGGCGCAAGGCAATACGAAGCGCGCGGGCGTCGTCGAAGCACCCGAACTGCTGATCGTGAATGGAGCATCATGACTAGTACCTCCAACATCCGCAACGCCGTCGTGGACGCGAAGTCGCGCCTTGAGCGCGCCATGGTGCTCATCCAGGCCGCCGACTCGTGCCGCGCCATGGGGCATCCCGACGCCGAGGCCATCAACCTCCAGCACGCCTCGTCCATCGCCAGGGAAGCCTCGTCCAGGCTCGCCCGCGCACTGTTCGCACCCACCGAAGGCCCAGCACCGGAGGCGAAGCCAGTCCCCAGCACTTCGGAAGTTTTAGATACCAGCGTCGCCGCGCCCCCTTGTCGCGGTTCCGGTCCAGAGAACATGAGCATCGCTGGTGGGGCATGAATCAGCCACGGTAGGGACTTGACGGCGGGGCTGGTATGGGTAAACTCTCCCCGCTTGTCCATCGGGAATCTTGATGCCTTTACAGCCCCACAAAGCCGCCCGCACCCTCGCCATCTATCGGGATTCCGAACGATGGGCAAGCCTTGGGTTCGGGCGGTTTTGCTGCGCTGCGGGGGTGAAGGCAGGCGACATTGGCTAAACGACCCCTGAACATCACCATTTTCCCAGAGGATTGGGCTCGCCCGATCGCTGTCCTCTCGAAGTCCGAACTTGGCGTTTGGTTCTCCCTCTCGGTCCTGTCGTGGAACGAGACGCCCCCCTGCACCCTTCCTGATTCCGACGCTGATCTCGCCATCCTGGCGGGGGTGAGCGCCGACGATTGGGACAGGATGCGGGCGCGGATTCGTCTCTTGCTCGGCAGTCCCGTGTCAGGGAGGTTCCAAACGTGGTTGATTCGGCGCTTTGAAGAGCAACAGCGTTTTCGGGCCAAAAAGGCCGATGCGGGTAGCCGCGGCGGCAAGTCTGCTCAAGCATTGCTCAAGCATTGCTCAAGCATTGCTCAAGCAACGCTCGACCCTCCCGTCCCCGTCCCCATTCACGTTCACGATCTCAGAAGACCAAATCCAAAAGACACCCCCCTACCCCCCGCCGAGACGGGGGGGAAGGGTGTGTGTGCGGAAACACCGGCGGGGATTCCCCACGACTGGATCGAATCCGGCGTCTGGCGACGGGACGTGGCCGCACGGGCCATCGCCGCGGCCTACCCCAACGCCAAGGCACCGGGCCACTCCGGCCCGAAAGTCGTCGCCACCTGGCTGCAAAACGCCGGGATGTCCGACCCGCGTTTCACCGGCATCTGGGGCGAGGCTGATGCGGCGCGGTGGCTGCTGGGCCGGGTCAAGGCGTTCGCCGCCAGCCAGTGGGTGCGGTCCACCGCCGACGGTTCGGTGCCGATGCTGCGGACGTGGCTGGACGAGGCGCGGTACGAACTGGACGACTCGGCATGGGCGGGGTCGAACTCGCGCAGCACGCCCGCCCGCCCCAAACTCGAATCCTTTGCCGAAGGGAGGCCATTGTGACCATCACCGCCCAGGACGCCGCGGCCCGCGTCGAGGCCATCCGCGCCGCTCAGGGCATCCGCCCCGACGCCAAGCCCCCCACCCTCGCGCCCGTCATCCGCGCCGCCACCGCCGCCATCACACACCGCGTCCACCGTGCCGAAGCCGCCCAGGCCGAAACCGACCGCCGCGCCGCCGAACGCAAGCGTCTCGGCTACCTGCCCGCCGGCGACTTCCCCCTCCGCGCCCGCAACTTCCTCCTCGCCAACCCCGATCCCGCATGGCACGATCCCGCCCGGGTCGCCCGCATGGCCGAGGTGCTGGCCTCACGGGGCACCGTGGTCCTCATCGGGCACTACGGGCCCGGCAAAACCACGCTCGCAACGTGGCTGGCGCGGCAGACGGGCAAGCCGTGCCTCTACCGCACCGCCGCGTGTCTGTATGGCGACTGGACCCACGCGGTCTACAAGTTGGGGACGTGTTCAGAACACGAGTGGCTGCGGGCAAACGCGAAAGCCTACACGACGCTGGTGGTGGACGAGTGGGAGCGACGGCCCGAGCCCGACGATCTGGAGAGCAAGCCCAGCCAGTTTTACTCGCGTCTGTTCAACTCGCGGTACGAGTCGTGCGTGTCCACGATCGTCATCAGCAACCTGACGCGGGCGGCGATGGCGGGGACGGTCCACGACCGCATCCGGGAGCGGTGGCTTGAGACGGGCGAAGTGTTCGACCTGTCGAAGTGGCCCAACCACCGGGCCGAAGGGAGTCCGCTGTGAGCCGATTCGACCTTGGACCGAATCCCGTTGACGGCAACGTGTGGGTCGAGACTTCGCACGGCCTGACCGTGAGCGTGTTGGCCCTGTACCCAGCCGAGGCGCGGGCCATCGCCAAGGCCCTGATTGCCGCCGCCGACAAGGCGGGCGGGAAGTTGCCTGCCACACTCCGAAGGGAAAAGCCATGAGCAGACACGGATACACCGACGACAACGATGACATTCTGCAACTAGGGCGCTGGCGTGGCATGGTGAAATCGGCCATCCGAGGCAAGAGGGGTCAAAAACTCCTCCGTGATCTGGCCGCCGCGCTCGACGCCATGCCAGAAAAACGGCTCATCCGAGGAGCCTTGCAAACCAGCGACGGTGATTGTTGCGCAATCGGGGCCGTGTGCGCCGCACGCGGGAAGGACTACCGATCGCACGAACACGACGATCCCTGTGAACTCGAAGAACTCAATGAGACGCTGGCGAGCGAACTGAACGTAGCCAAGTGCCTTGTGCAAGAGGTTGAGTACGAGAACGACTGGAACGAACGTGAAGAACCCGAGCGGCGTTGGCAGCGAATGCGCCAATGGGTGGCCCGCCACATCAAGGAGAACCCATGAACTGGAAAGCGAAGTACGAGAAGTAACACCGCCGCGCCAACACAGGCCACGGGCCAAGCGTACATGAACGCCATCCACATGACCGACCCAGGAGACAAGGCATGAAGCACACGACCGCCTTCGGGAAGATCGACGAGGACTACCGCGACACCGTTTCCGCGTACCTCCACGTTCAACGCCACCACACCAACAAGGAACTCACCAACGCCGTCTACCGCTTCCTCGGGGCGCTCGGCAAAGAAGTCCGCCGGCCCGACTGGTTCCGCATCTCCGATCAACGCGGGCACGTCACGCTCTGCTGGGAGTCCGACTACGACGATCAGAACTGGCCGCGCCGCAAACTCACCGCCACCGTGACCGCCGACGCGATCTGCATCCACATCGACCGCAAGAGCGAGGCGTACGGCGGCCAAAGCGACAGTGCCCGGTTCGGCGGTATGGACCTGGCCGAAACCGTCGCCCTCGTGGCACTGCTCGTGAAGATGAACGACAAGGCAAGTAGCAAGACGTGAGCGATTAGGAACACCGCCCTATTCCGCGCCGGAATCGACGCCCGAGAGTTGACCGACCCACGCCACGCGAAAGGATCAGCCATGAGCGAAACCCCATTACCCCGTGACGTGAATGTGTTTGTGAAGGACGGACCGCACCAACGACCCGGCAAGATGCCCGACCTCACCGCCAAGTGGCGCGAGGCCAACGCCCGCGAGCAAAGCGAGGCCGTCGCGGCGCTCTGCAAGGCCGCACGGGCCTTGCTGGAGCGATACTTGGAGTTGGCCGGGTGCGAAACGCCGGAGTGCATCGCCATGCGTGACGCCATCGCCCACGCCGAGCAGATCAGGTTCGGGGGTGGGCAATGAGAGTGCATGAAGACTTCGCGTGCCCGCAGTGCGACGGCCCTGGCAATAAGGCGAAGCGTATTAGCCCCAGCCCCAGCCCATAGGCTTAGCGGAGTATTGACCAATGCGAACGCGCAAGCGCATAACCGTAGCATTTTTGCGCAAGCACGAGGCTTGCGACGACCAAGTAGACCTTTTCGCCCGTGTTTTCCCTAAGGGCGCGGACATCAGCCGAGACAACATCCTCCGCGCACAGGCGCACTACCTCAATATCCACTGGCTGGCTTGCACAATCTTGGAGGGCCCCGCCCTCGTGAAGTACGAGCGCGTGATGGAATCCGCCCTCGCCGAGTACCATCGCGCGATGGCATCCGCCTACGCGGAGTACGAGCGCGTGAAGGCATCCGCCGACGCCGAGTACCGGCGCGTGAAGGCATCCGCCCTCGCGGATGCCCTGGGTTTGTAGCCCAGCCCCAGCAGGAGATAGCAATGCGCAAGCGAATAACCGTAGCATTTCTGCGGAAGCACAAGGCCTGCAAACACCAAGTAGACCTTTTCGCCTCTG